TAGCCCGCCCCAGACCTTCTTCGGACCTTTTTCAAGGGAAGAGGCCTTAGCACCGGTGATAACTGTAACGGGTGCCGCATGGTAGTTGACAATATCTGCTACATCTGTTGCTACTTCGTTGTAATTACGATTTAGAACAATGATGTCGTGGCAATCAGATAGTCCCCATGGGGATCCGGATACTCGTACGTTAGGGATGTGGATGACGGGCACTACGCCAATAGGGTTTGGACGTGAGTCTATAATTTCGTCGTTAATATATTCTTCAATACGATCATCAGTCAAGATTTCGGTGTAAGTGTATACCTGACGGGTTCCTTCAGCGGAAGTGCCCCAAAAGCGATATTTTAATTTAAAACGGATTAAGCGTGAACGATCATGCGGGTGAAACTCTGGAAAACAGAAAGATGAGTTAAGCGGAAGAATTCTAACTCTTCCAGGATGTACTCTTCCAATAGTGTCTTCAAATCCTTCTTCATAAGCTACTTTAACAAAACAGTCTCCAGAAACTCCGCCTTGCTGTCCCATTTCCCACATAACAGAATGCTTATCGTTATCTGTTTCCCACACACGTTTTAGAACGTCAGGAATGATTGCTTCTGTTGCTGATGGGCTTCGGAAAGATGCTCCACGACCAAATGTAAAGTTAATTATGTAATCTGTAAAAGCTCTATAATAATTGTAAACCATTTGGGACTCACCGATTTCACGGCGGTACGACCAATGGTGACCTAGGTACATTGCCCAGTTAAGCGAATATCTATTTAGTCTTGGTCCATGAACTTCAAATTCTTCATCAGCTAGTTCAACTAAACCTAGAGGAGAAATTGAGATTGTTAAATCGGATGACGCAGCCCTGTAACTGGGAGGTGAAAAATCAATGCCACCGGCCATTATTTATGACTCCCCATCCTAATGTTAATTCCCCTTTTACTTTTTGTTTCTTTCCTAATACTAGGTAAGACCGCCCAGCCTCGGAGAAGGGGTACGAGGCTGGGAGGCTTAGCTAGTCTACTGTACTTAGTCTGCTACTTGAGCAGGGTTCATGCGTTGATATCTGCCACCTGAACGGATTACTTCTTCAATAACTGTCTGAGAGTGATCTCCGAAGTTACCTTGTGAAAATTCACCGAGATAGGTTGGGGCTTCTACCCATGCGGCTGAGCCGACATGTGCACGTTGTTTCATTGTTTCTTCAGGATATTTTTCCATAACATTTGTGTTGTGGTTTGGACGACCCGCTGGGGTGTCATATCCTTGATCTAATCCCACCTGAAAATCATTTGGGACGTCTGTATCAGTTGCAACGCCTTCTTCGAAACGAAGTGGGCCGCGATTGCCTGGCATTGACTCTGCCATCTTTCTTTCGTATGTTGCTCCAACTTTCTCAGGGAACTGAGGGGTTGGGGCAATGTTCTCTACTGCCATTATTTACTCCTTATGCATAGGGATTGAGGGTCCTCGGGTATAAGTCTCCACCCTTAGATTAACTTTTAAATGCTAAATTAAGAAAAAAATGGGGACGCACTTACTTCAACTGTGGGCATAACCATGTCCTGGGTCATGGAGCAGGCGATAGAAAGGGAGTCCACAAAGTCGTCGTGGGCGTGGGCTTCGTCAGGTGCCGCCACCATAAAGTTGGGGCCTTTATACTGAACTTCCGCATCCGTCATTTGTTGGTAAAACTTTTTCCACAGCCGCAATCTACGTGTTTTAGCGTGAGAAGGCCAAGAAACCATCTGTCGTTGAATTAAAGCTTGTAGATGTTTCCATCGCTTAGATTGCTCAGTTGGGCTAGAAGTTATGGGGATTACCTCTGCTCTAGGCATTAATATCTTTAAGCGTCCTGCTACAGCATCTCCAACTCCGTTAGAGTCAACACCAATAGCCAGTACGTCGTAGTTGCCTAAAAAGTTAACTATTTGAAAATACTGTTCTTCCCAGTCATCCCCTTGAATTTCAAGCCAATTTAAAATTCTATGGTCATAGTAGCCAAACTCGTCTGGTCGATCCCAATCTACCCAAACAACGGTTACTACTGTTGAGTCCATCTTCCGTGCCGGGTCGATTCCAACGACCACCGGCGAACGGTGCCAGCTCTTAACAATTTCCTGTGATGTATCTCCGAGGTCGTCCATAATCGAGGATGTAACGAACATCCCTCTTTCCAACAACCATTTGCAGTTGTATGAAAGCTGGAACTCATCAGAGTCTTCGCCAATTCTGAGCATTTCTTTTTTAATGAACTTTTCGTAGTTAGCATTTATTTTTGCCACATCTTTCCAGTCCCATTGAAAATGGTTCTGCTTAGCGGAGCGTCCGGTTTGTCGTCTCTTGTTTAACTGGATAGCACGATAGAAGTTGTTCTTCATAGTGCTAGGTGTTCCAGTTTTAACAATTGTAGCGTTATAGTAAGCACCCATAGGTGCAATTGATTTAGAAACTACGAAGTCATCTGCTTCTTGACACTCATCTATGATAATAAGGTGAAAAGACTTCGATTCAATCTTTGCACGAGGGTTTGCAGTCATCATCATAAGAGTGCTTCCACTCATCTTAAGCTTTATGTTTCTAATAACGCCTGGGCTTTTTGTAGCCATATCGTCAATTTCAGGATCTCCAAGAACTTCTAAAGCTCTTTCGCTAGTAAGTCTAGATACAGTTCTTCCATACAAGGTTTCAACCTGAGACTGAATAGGTGCAAACATTCCCACCCAAATACCGTCCCCAAATTTTCCAAGAAGATCAGGGTACATCTTAGCTAGTTTAGGAAGAATAACCATAAGCGTTGCTACTGTATTTGCAATGGTTTCAGACTTACCAGACTGACGTGAAGCTAATGCGGTTACTTCTTCGCCATCGTTAATAATGACGGATTCTATAATTCTGCGTGCCAAAGGTGTTTGATAGGGGTGCAGCTTGTACCCAACTAACATTTCTTGAAACTGCATTATTTTATCTACCAGGGCCCTAACAAACTCTTTGGAGAGTTCATCTAGCTCATCTGGTTCTTCTTCTGGTGATAGATCTTCCTCTTCAAATAAATCTTCGTTTGGATCTATCTCTTCAAATTGCTCGTCATACTCAATGTCGCTCATTAGCGTGTCGTTTCTTTAGTGCCTCTAGGATTACGTAGAGCGCTTCTGCGCCTACTCTAGCCTCTTCTAAAGAAGCTTCGTTCTGAGTTCTTTGCCAAGAAGATAAGTTTCTACCGATGGTGTACAGAGCGTTTTCTGTCCAAGGTAAAAGTTCAGAAGTAGGTAAAGAATCTACTCTTTTTTCTACACGAGTTCGTTCACGTGCTGGGTTCTTTTTAAACATCATCCCCTTCTTTTACTCCGTATCGTATGTATTCCCAATCAGCTTCTTCTTCAAGGAGTACTCTACCCCTAATAGCGTTTGTTAAAGCCTGACTTTCTTCAAATGATGCCTTCCACTTACCTACAACTAAAGCTAATCTGGTAAGAGGTAGTCTAATGGATAAACCTTTTCCGCCTCTAAAGGGTTCACTAATCTCTTGGGTTTCAGCTGGTTCCCAAAGTTCTTTAGGCTTTACTGGGTAAACCAGGGTGTGCCAATAAAACGGTCCAAGATCTCTTGGGTTTGCCACGATTAGTCCTCACAGTTATGATCATTTACTTCTGGTTCTCGTAATACGGTTTCACATACTCTACACCTAAACCAACGCATAGCGCTGAAGTTATTTTGAGCGGTGCCACCAATAGGAACATCCACTCCCCCGTCTGGTTGCGGTAAGTAGTCTGTTACTACAGGAGCGGTTTCAAATAACTCTGGTGGAAATGGTCCTTTAGGCTGATGCGCTGTTTCCGGTACGGGGTGCCCTTGTTTCGTAACGATGCGCTCAATACGCATTATTCTGCTGGCGTTTCAGCTATTTTCTTTGTTGAGGCTTTCTTTACAGGTGTTTCTACAACAGGAGTCTCTACTACAAGTTCAGGCTCTGGTGTTTGTGTTGGTTCCTCAATTACTTCCTGTACAGGCTCAATTACCTCTTCTACCTGGGGTTTTGCTGCATTCCACGGCGCTGACCATGATGACATGTGATATTCCTCTCGATTTAAGAAACTTCATTCTACACGTAGTTGTGGGTTGCTGACCCCCTGTATTTACTGCTACGGTATATCCATGGCCAGAGCAATCTGGCCATCAGCACCTCCGTAACAAAAGAATTGCAGACCGAACTTGGCAGAAAGAGGCCAGGTTGCTAAGTATACGTGACAGGTATACAGAGTCAGGTTTGGTTCTCTAGCCTAGGAGACCGAGTGCATAGTTATGACAATTCACATATAGCAGCAATAGTCCTATACGGACTGCTGTTAGTGGGGATACCTAACGCTTTAGCTGCAGATAAAGCAGTAAGCGATGGGGCTACCGCTACAGTGCAAGTTATAGACCCTCTCGACAAGTACCGCGGAGCCACCGAGCTCACTGATACGGAGCTTGTAGATATGCTATCGCTGGTTGGTTTTAAGGGTGAATCCTTAAAAACAGCTTGGGCGGTAGTTATGAGGGAGTCACGGGGACACCCAACTTCCCGTAACAATACTCCAGCTACTGGGGACAATTCCTATGGGCTATTCCAGATCAATATGATTGATACTTTGGGAGACGTTCGTAGGGAAAAATTCAAAATCGAAAAAAACAGCGATCTATTTGATCCGGTAACCAATGCCAAAGCAGCCTTCTATATGACGGCTCGTGGAACAAATTGGGGTTCTTGGGGATTAGGTCCTGATGCTTACGATGGTTCTCCAGAAGAACCGAGTATAACTAAATGGTTGGATGATTTTCCAGCAGTAAAGAAGGCCCCGTAACTGGGGCCTTTTTTATTTCTGGTTTTCTTTTTTACCCGCTCTACGTTTGTTTTCTTTAGCGGTGTTTTTACCGTGCTTTAAAGCTCGTAGGTTTCCCTTAGAGTCATTGCTGTGATTATTGTCTTTATGGTCAACATCTGTATCTTTAGGAAGTTTGCCGTTTGTAGATTCGTAATCAGCCCTAGCTTTATTTTTAGAGGTGGTTACCCACTTGCCCCCTACCTTTTTCTTATAAACATAGATAGGACGTCCTCCATTGGCCTTGGAGCCTTTATAAGGACCAAATTTCTTTGTCTCGGCCATCTTAACTTCCAGATTGAACTAGAAAGGGCAGAGCTTGTCCTGGAACTGAGGAGTACTGCAAAGGCACTGAATACCTAACCCCGTTAATAATTTTCATTACGCCGTGCATATAGCGGTTGATTGGAAAAAATACAGCGTCCCCAGCTTTAGGGGTATACAAGAAATCCCACTCTGGTAGGTAAATCTCTCCTCCGGCAAAGTTGTCATTAAGAATATAAACAACTCCCATATCATCTGCTAATTCTTCTTCAGGCTCGTCTACATGGGGCAGTATGCCAGCACCAGGAGGGTATACCGCTAAAAAGAAAGTTCTAACTTCATGTTCGTTACTTAGAACTTTTTGAACTTTAGGCGTGTATTTCTTAATAAACTCAGTGCTTGGTCCAAGATCCGCGTTTGCTATGGTTAAGCGGCCATCTCGTTTTTGAGTAAAAGTCTCTTCAGTTAAAGAGTCTATAAAAGCAATCAGCCCAGCACAGTCTTCTGGGGAAACAAAATTCTCTACTACAAAGTATTCTTCCATCATATTGACATCCACCCTCCATATGCAGCGTCAGGGTTATCTAGTAACCACTGTTTTCTTAATTCGTTTTGGTGGGCCCAGTCTACACTGTGATCGTGGTTTGGCTCACTGCACATTAGCAATCCCATTTTCTTAAAGCTAACGCTTTGCGAGTAGGTCTTCCCTTTTCATCTTTCATTGGCCCTTTACTTCCACCCATACGTGCGCAAAAGGACTTACGGCGTGCAGCAGACTTAGGAGAACTCTTTGCTTGTTTAGCAGATACGGGAGGTTTTAATGTTCCACCGGTTTCTGCTTTATAGGAAGCTCTTCCCTTAGCGTTTAATCCGCCTTTAGGGTTCTGGCCTTCTTTACGTTGCCAAGCTGCTGTTTTAGCCATTTGATTCTCCTTTGCATGAACACGAAGCATTTAAGGTACCACAAGGTTTACAAGTAAACCTGTTGGCCGAGTCCACAGATCCTAAATCTTCTAAACGGTTTTCGTAAGTATGGACTTGTTTATAACTAGAAAAGGGTACGCCGTAGGACTCTGAAGCTTTAACAACCTCAGGTTCATTCCAAGGCCTAACTGCTTTAGATGTGCGATCTGTTACAGATGTGCGAAGAATTTTTCCATCGCCGCTTCTAACGCCATAGTGAAGTTCTTTTCTACGTCCCATTAGTTTGATGACTCTCCGCTAACCCCACGCCCAGGTTTTTTGTACCCATCAAACTTTGGGGGCTTAGGTTGTTTATAAGGTTGGCCGTTCAAGTACTCAGCAGCTTCACGGGCATGACTTCGTAAAGACTTGTACTTATCCCATTTTTCAGGTTCAGGAGGAAAGCTAGCTACTCTTGACACGTTAAATCTTTTCTATATTTGATTTATCTGACTTAGGTGGAGTAAACATAGTGTCTTTCTTACCTCTAACCATAGAGGCTTCAGACTGAAGAGCAGACGTTTCTGCAGATACTGGAACTTCTTTTCCAGGCAAGAACTGACGACTCATCATATTCCAAACAGTTGGCTTCTTTGGCTCGCCAGCTTCGTTTACCTTAGAATAATCTTTAGGGAATTTTTCAGCTAATTTAGCTTGAGAAAGACTTGGTTCTAACATTGGTTGTGTATAGCCACCACTAGCAGGAGCTGCTGATGTACTAGTACTAACCCTTGAGCTCTTTTGACGTTTAGGCACTGTCTTTGTCTCAGGTGGTTTTACCGAAGTAGCAAAACTAAAGTTACCTATACCGCCGCCTGAAGCTGCTGCTTTTGCTGAAAGAGCTGCTCTTTGGTTGGGATCAGATATTCTCTCTGGTTTTGGAAGAGTATCCCCAATTGTTACTCTTTCTGAACTACGATTAACTACTTCTTCCATTTCAGGACGTAGTTGATAGTTTCTCTTAGAGTTTTCTGGGAACATATCCATCTGTGTAAACTGTGTACCACGGTGTGCAAACGCAGCACTTTGAATTGCTGCATCGTCTCCGCTTCTAACAGCCATAGCAAGCTTAGCGCTAGATTTACGATTTTTACGTTGTTCTTTAGCAACTTGACGAGGTTTTATACCCTTTGCTTTACCAGCAAGGTAAGACGCTTCACCCATAGTAGGTTCAGTTACGCGAACATTTGCTAAGGAAGCACCAGTTGCTCTGCGTCCTCTGTCGGAACGAACAACTCTTGGCATTGCAGTAGTGCCTGGGATCTCTCCGCCAGCAGAATCTTTAGCTCCACCAAATGCTTTAGCTTTTTTACCTGGTGGTTTTGGCAAATCTTTAACTGTCTCTGGAGCATACTTACCTGCACCAGACACTGCGATATCTCCAGTAGGTCTCTTACCCGCACCTGGAGTTTTTGGGTCTCCGCTATAAAGGTCATCTTTAGCAGATCTATTTAAAGAGTTGTCAATTTCTCTAGGGCCAAACGGAATTACTCCGCCCTTTGCTTTTCCAGAAAATTCTCCACTGCGCTTTGGACCAGTCAACTCTTCTAGAGTATTTTGCGCCTTAAGTCTTACACGAGGACGTTCCAAAGCAGGTTTAGGTCCGCCCTTACGGTGAATATCAGCAGTTAAAAAGTTATGCAAAGAAACATCAAAATTAGCTGGTTCTGCAACACCTGGAGCATCTAGTTTTGCTCTTTGATTTGCGCCACCGTCGTATATTTCATTTTTTCCAGTTTCTGCATTTTTACGAACTCTAGGATTAACTGTGCTGTCTTTAGCAAAAATCTGTTGTGCAGTTCTATATAGGCCATGAACAGCATCTTCAAATCGCATACCTTTAGAGCTAGCAAATTTTCTAAGTTGTTCTTCATTGGCGTTGTGACCTGCCTCAACAACTGCTTGACGCATAGGATGGCCAGTAGTTACCTCTGGTGTTGAATCCGTAGGAACATCGAGAGGGTGCGCCTCTCCTCGCTCTACTTGCCTTGCATGGTTTGCAACTGCAATTTCTAAAGCACGTTCACGTATTGAAGTAGTTCCTGGAAGATTTAATGTCTTGTCTCCACGCTTGGCGCCCTTTTTTACACGTCGTTCAAGATCTTTAGATACCTTAGTTCTTATTTCAGTAGATTGAGCTCTACCGGTAGGTGCTTCTAAAGCACGGTCTGGTGCATCAAATGTATACGCACCACCAGTAGCAAAAGGATTTCTAACTGAATCTGGAAGTGGCTCTACTTTTGCACGTAGAGGATCTTTAGGAAGTGGTGGTTCTTGAACTCGCGGTGCTTGCTCTACAACTGGAGTAGCCATAGTTGCACGTTCTTGCGGAGTTAATAAATCAGCGTTACCTATTTGTGCAAGACGAGCTTTTTCAGAGTCTCGTTTTGATTTAGCACGGGCGGATGGATCATCAACAACTGGTTCTAATCTTTTTTTCTTAGGTTCTGCAATAGGAGTACGTAGATCTGCTTCCGTCACTGGCTTTGTTGCAGTATCTTTCTTTGGACTAGGGGTGCTCTTCTTTCGTTTCGGAGCAGCAGCAGCTTCTATCGCTGCACCCTTAGCTTTTTTAGCTGCTTTTTCTTTAGCAACAGTTGCACGAGCTTTACTGATTGCAGGTTGCTTTAAACCTTTTGTTTTAGGTTGAGCAGCGACTTCTTCAGCACTGCGGGGATCTACCGGCTTACTAGCTCTCTTCTTAGCCATTACTTGCCCGCCTTTTTAATTTTTGGTGGAGTCACTGTAGGAGTAGTTTGTGTTGGGTTACCAGAAGATTCGGCAACCATAGAACTACCAGTTGTGGAAGTTGACCCTTTTGCTTTTCCGCTACTTTTTCTAGAGTTTTTTGGTTTAGGTGCATCTGGAAATGCATCCTGTACCCAACCAGAATTAGTATTAGATGGCTCGGAAGGTGTTTCAGTAGCCTTTCCTGTATTAGTACCGTCAGTCTTAAGTTTTTGTTTTGTATCTTTTCTATCTGGATACCTAACGCTTGCTGATTTTTGTCTTGTTACGCCCTTTGAACTAACGGACGCGTTACCAACGTATATCTCATTATCTTTAAGATCTGCGTTATCTCTAGCAAATTTTGCTGACCATCTATCGTTAGATTTTACTGCGTTTAAATTATTTCTGTGC